GTTTCCCGCCGGTCTCTCTCTTGGGAGTTCTGATCTATGGCGACCCTTTGGATTCGTGAATATCGCCGGATCGGCGTTGATGAGGCGAAGCGGGAAATGCCCGTTCCGTCCGAGCCCGGCGTTGCCGATCAGACCGTCACTTTCACGACGGCTACGCAGTCTAATGCGTTCAATTCGGCAACATCATACGTTCGGATTATCGGAAGCGCTGCGTTTCATTACCTGATCGCTTCCAACCCGACCGCGACCACGTCCAATCTGAAGTGGCCTGCCGACATGCCTCTTGATATCGAGGTTACGGCCGGTTCGAAAATCTCTGTTGTTGCAGCCACTTAAGGTGGTTCATGGCCGAACGTGAAGCATGGTATGTGCTGGAAACTGGCGATGTCGTCCACCCTGCGGAGGTCTCTGTGTCGGAGGATGGTCGGCTGATCCATGAACGCGGTCTTGTCGCTATGCGCTCCTCTGACTGCCCGATGACGAGGAACGTCGATCCGGATGAGATGGGTGATCTCGCCGATGCCGACGGCGCAGATGACGCCGCCGAGGGCCAGAAGGAGACGGAAGAGCCCAAGAGGCGCCGGTATAAGACGCGGGTCATGAAGGCGAAGCGCTGACCATGGGCGCACTCGCGACCGTCCGCGGATGGCTCCGAAAAGCTACTGAAGGCGCTTGGCGCACAGGCCCCTATCGCGTTGATGGTGGCTGGCTTGTGTCCGGCAGCGCCCTGAACTGGTGGCAGATGGGCGAGAGCGTTCAGCGGCTCGGTGAAGGATCTGCCATGGTGGAGGCCTGCATCGGGGCCTATGCGCAGACGGTTGCAATGTGCCCGGGCGACCACTGGCGCAAGCTGCCAAATGGCGGACGCGAGCGGGTCATCACATCGGCCCTATCGCGCGTCATGAAGCGACCGAACGACTACCAGTCGATTTCGGATTTCCTGCTCAATCTGACGCGCCGGCTTTATTCAGATGGCGAGGCCTTTGCGCTGTGCATCCGAAATTCGCGTTTCGAAATCGCTGAAATCCATCTGATGCGTTGGGGCTCTGCCCGCCTATCGACGACCGGAGAGATCTTCTACGACCTCAGCGGCAACGATGTGGCCGAACTTCGGTTTGACCTATCGGGCCCGGTTCCCGCGCGCGATGTGCTTCATGTTCGCCTGCATACGCCGCGCCATCCGCTGCGAGGCGAAAGCCCAATCTTGGCAACGCTGGCGGAACGGTCCCTATCTGGCGTCGCGCTCAATCAGCAAGTTGCATATTACATAAACCAGTCCAAGCCATCTTGGGTGCTGGAAACCGACATGCAACTGACGCCGCAGCAGTCGCAGGACCTGCGCGCGCGGTGGGAGGAACAGACGACGGGCGCCAATTCAGGCCGGACGCCCATCCTTTCGTCCGGGCTCAAAGCCAAGGCGTCGCCAATCACGGCGGCAGATGAGCATCTAGTTGAGATGCTTAAGCTGAGCGATCAGGCGATCGCTCTTGCCTTTCGCATCCCGCTTCAGGTTCTCGGCATTGGCGGCACGCCTTTCGCGTCGACTGAAGCCCTTATGGCTGCGTGGAAATCGTCAGGCCTTGGCTTTGCGCTGAACCATATTGAGGAAGCCTTCGGGCTTCTTTTCGGTCTGTCCGGATACCCTGACGAATATCTGGAACTTGATACCAATGCGCTCATGCGATCGGCCTTCAAGGATCGGATTGAAGCTCTTTCGCGGGGCGTGATTTCCGGCATCTACAGCCCGGATGAAGCCCGCGCGAGCGAGGATTTGCCAGCGGCGCCAAACGGGGCCGGTGTGGAACCGCGCGTGCAGCAGCAGGTCGTACCGTTAAGCTACGGCATGTCTATGCAGCCGCCGTCGCCCGCCCCCGCTCCGCAGCCGGACCCGCCGCCTTCCGACCCGCAGCCGCGAGAGGATGCCAATGCAGCCCAGCCCTACGCGGTCGATGACATCGTTGCACGAGTCCACAGGTATGCAGGCCTACACTGAAGCGCTGGAACGCGCGCTTGGGGCCATCGTGCAGCGGGCAACGGGGGAACTGGCGCTTCTGAAAGAGCAGGCCAGTGCCGTCGTTGCCCAAGCATCGGCCAAAATAGCGGAAGCGGAAGTCCGTCTTCAGCAGGTCGAGGCGCGGATTGCCTTTGTGCGGGACGGTGTAGATGGCGCGCCTGGACGTGACGGGCTCGACGGGGCAGCGGGCCGCGACGGCAGCAACGGGCGGGATGGAATTGACGGCAAGGACGGCGCTCCCGGTGAGCGCGGCCCGGAAGGCCCGGCCGGCAAATTGCCGATCGTGCGGAATTGGGAAGATCGCGTCCACTATGAGGGAGACGTGGTTCATCTGAACGGGTCGTCCTGGCAGGCATTGCGCGACACGGGCCATCAGCCGCCTCATGCGGACTGGCAAATCATTGCCAGTGCGGGACGCAACGGAACGGATGGGCGCAGTTTCGTCCACCGTGGGCCGTGGTCTCAGACTGAAGTTTACGGGGCCATGGACGTGGTCATGCTTGGCGGGTCGGGCTTCGTCGCCGTCCGCGATGACCCGGGCGGGTGCCCTGGCGAAGGGTGGAAACTGATTGCTTCCAAGGGCTCCAGGGGCGCCCCTGGCGAGCGTGGGGCGCAAGGCGAGCGTGGCCCCGCCGGGCCTCCCGGCGCGGCTCTGGTGGCGGCTGACATCGATGATGACGGCATTCTGACGTTGACCAATGCGGACGGGTCTCGGGTGGCCTGCGACCTGTATCCCTTGCTGTCGAGGCTCGGATGACAATCCTTGTGATCTCGCCTCCGAGTTCGTTCCTCACTTTGGCGGATGCAAAGGCGCAGCTAAACGTCACGTGGACCAGCCAGGACGCCTATATTCAGACGCTTGTCGATGCCGCATGCAGTCATATTGATGGGGCGAGCGGGCAGTTCGGGCGGTCGTTTAATTCTCAAACCTTGGAGCTTCGAACGGATACGTTCTGTGATCCAATCCGATTGTTCCACGGCCCGGTGCAGTCCATCACGTCGGTCAAATATCTGGACTCGTCAGGGACAGAGCAGACCATTTCTAGCGCCAACTACGTATGCGAAGGCGACGTGCTGTCTCTGGTTTCTGGCGCAACGTGGCCGACGCCTGCAACGCAGGCCGGTGCCGTGCGGGTGCGGTATGTGGCCGGAGACGGTGTCATCCCGGCCGCGGTTATGGCCGCCGCAAAAATCATGGTCACGGATCTTTTCGAGATGCGGGCATCCATGGTCGGCGGGACAAAAACGAAGGTTGACACGTCGGCGACGTTTGATCGGCTGATGTCTCCGTTTAAGGCGATGCACGTCTGATGCTTTCCGCTGGCGACTATCGACACTCCGTGCGGTTCGAACGCCGCGGGGAAAATCCGATCGATGGGTTCGGAAACCCTGTCCGAGATTGGGTCCCGATCGTAACTGTCCGAGCCGCGTTCCTGCCTCGCTTCGGACGGGAGACAGTGGCGAGCGGACGGCAAGAGTCGACGTTTACAGGAACGGTGACGGTGCGGTCATGGCCTGGGTCTCAGGACATTACCGCGGCCGACACCATCGTATTCGCCGAAGGGCCTTATGCGGGCCGGAAGGCAAATATTCGGTCGATCGTTCCGACCCCGGACGGTCATGAAATCGAGATGGTCATAGAAGAAGGAGTCGCGCTGTGAGCAGCCTCAACGCAGTGATTACCGCTTGGGTGCGCGGCACCTACGCCGGAACAAATGATCTTGCCAGCGTGGCGGCGGATTTCAATTCGCTGCCGAAGACAGAAATCACGCTGACCCCCGGCACGTCGTCGGGCAATGCTGATCTGATTTTCATGGACACGCGCACCCTTGCTGCGTCGGCTACTGAAAATCTCGATCTTGCCGGCAGCCTTGTCGATCCGCTTGGGGCGACGCTGACGTTCGTGACCATCAAGGCGATCTACGTGAAAGCCTCTTCGGCGAACACGAACAACGTCGTGGTCGGCGGCGCCGCGTCTAACACGCTGCTCGGCATCTTCTCGGACGCCACCGACAAGATCCTTGTGAAGCCCGGTGGCGTTTTCATGTGGGTGGCCCCTGCAACCGGCGCGACGGTGACTGCGAGCACGGGCGACATCCTGCTTGTCGCGAACAGCAGCTCGGGCACGTCCGTGACCTATGACATCGTCATCATCGGCACGAGCGCGTGATGCCTCGCGTTCGCTTCGCCTCGTCATTTGACTATCGGCCGTCGAATGGCGTCGTGATTGCCTATTCGGGCGGGTGGTCGGGGCTGATCCCGACCGCTCACGCCGCAGCCGCGAAAGCCGCGTTCGTGGAGCACGTGGCGGAAGCGAACGGCAAGTGACCTCGCCCTCCGACACTCACTTCGCGCGCATCGGAGACGAGTTGACCGCATGCTCGCGGCCGGCTACCGGAAAAGGAGGAGTCTTCCTCCGTTCGGACAACCCGAAGCGGGTGACGTGCGAGGAGTGTCGCAGACAGGCTGGTATTCGCGGCCCTGTCGACAAGGGGAGCGCGCGCACGGCGGACGCCGGGCGAATGCTCGACCGGGCAATTGCGACCTACGGAAGCATTGGCTTTCACCAGGCGCGAACTCCGCCGTTGGGCGCACCAAGAACCGGCAAACGCCGCGGAGACTGAAGATGCCCACTCTCAGTGACAAGGCGTGGAAGAAGCGCAACGAAGAGTACGCCAAGGCAAGGCAAGGCGCTCTCAAGGCCGAGAAACTCGCAGCCTCGAAGTGGTTTCCGGACCCGTCCGACAACAACCCCGAAGCCGTGTGTCGCGGTGACCAGCGGGCACACGCCTGGAAGCCCAGGACCGCCAAGAAGTGGACATGGTCGGCAACGAGCCAAGAGCCACTTGGCCCGGGATCCCTTGGCATGAGTCGCAAGCGCGGAGAAGCGGACTCGCTCGCTATGGCAAAGCGCCAAGCGGATGCTTGGCTCAAGAGCCAAGACAAGGCGAACGGTTAAACTTCGCGCAGGCGGCCAAGAAGTCGCGAGAACGGTCTCGAAGAAAGAGCACCATGCGTAACATCGGAAAACTCACGGCCATCGCCGCGACTGCCGTCGTCGTCGGAGGCAGCGCACTTCTCCTGAAAGAGAAGCTGGCGAAATCCAGTGGGACCGGGGCCGGATGCTCGCCCAATAACCCAGTCCCGCACGCCGGAAGCGGCGCGGAGATGGGGCGTATTGCGCGCGTCGCAGAGCGGCTGCGCAGAGTGTGGCCCGACGTGACTGGCGAGTCCGGTCCGATGCCCGAGGCGGCGCTCGAGATTGCTCTCTCGCAGGCGTTTCTCGAGTCTGGAGTCGCCGAAGCGG